ATTGATGAAATGGGATTTAATGAATTAGTAGAAAATTATCACTCTTTTGTACAAGGTGCATTACATGATCATTCACATTTATCATTAAGTGAAATGAAAACACTTGTTAAAGAAGATCTTACCAGTACTTTAGGCAACGCTATCACCAATAGCGATAACCAAAATCAAAGCACGGTAAATCCTGAAGTTCAAGCTAAAATGAAACAAGCTGAACTACAAAAGAACACCGGCAATCCTAATTTCAACGTGACTGTTCCTAATGGAACCGGATCATCAGTTGAACAGGTACTTGGTATTGATGTTGGTAGTAACCCTAATCAGTCGCTCGTTGTTACTAAAGATCCTAAACAAGCTAATCAGGTTCAGGTATTTGGTTTAAATGATGTTGAACCAGTACAAGAAGATGCAATGGATGTGCTTAATATGGCAGTTCAGGGTGCTGATGATGAACTAAAAGATAATGTTGATGAAAACTGTGAAGATCCTGCATTACAGCCAGAACCAGAAATGCAAATGAATCCTGAAGCTGAAATAATTGTAGTACAGGATGAAGCACCACAGGAAGATGATATTCTTAGTCAAATTAAGGCTTTTTGTTCAAGATTAAATGGGACAAACTAATGAGAACGAGACAAACTGAACAGGGATATACAGTTATTGTTTCTAATGAGGAATACCGACTTCTGCGTAAGATTGATGCTCATCGTAATTTCCCTGTTGAAGAACTTGATGATTACTATCAGGAATTGGGTGAAAAACTCTATTCTAAATCTCTTCTAAATAAAGTACAAAAGGATGATAAAGAATATTTTGTATCATTAAAAAGGAAGGATAAATGAATATAGATCCAAAAGCAATTGAACAAATGAAAAACCTTGCTATGGCATTTGATGATATAGATAATGGCGTCAAGCCATCCAGACAAACTAATTTGGAGTCTGGTGATAACCTATATGAATCACAAAAAGTCATGGAGAACATACTTACAAAGCTGTCAACTATTGAAGGTTTTGAATATGATAAACGTGATTATACTGATTTAAAACCTAATGTAGATTTTAATCAGAATACCAAAATGGTAGATCAATTCAATGCTGACCAACAGCTTGCGAATATATATGGTAATCCTCAGTTATATCAGGATACTTATGTGGAAGGTGATGCACCGCAAGACTATGTACCTGAACCACAGTACGTTCGTGAAAGTGCACCAGTTGCACAGGCTCAGGTTCTTAAACCTAAAACTCCCTGGAGCATAATTTCTGAGGAAGTTAAAGGCTTAAAAAACGTTAAGAAATACAGTATTCAAAATTCATACAATAATCAAACTATCATTGATGGAATTATGATGCAGGAAGCTGCAATGGCACTTCTGAATGTACTAAATGAAGGGGGTACTTTAACTAATCCTAAAGTACTTGGTATTATAAGTTATGGAATACAATATACAACTATTCTGGAGCAAGCAATAAAATCGCTTAAAGATCGTCAGGCTGTTCTCCGTGAATCTAATTACTCCCGTGCCGCTGAACTTGATGTTCAAATTTCTGACCAGAAAAGTAAAGCACAAGCTCTTAAAGAACAGATAAGTACCTTTATCTCAGCTAATGGGTTTAATCCGAAATAAATAGTATAGAATTTTTTTATAAAGGAATTATAAAATGGCAAAGACTTTAAAACAATTGTTAGAAAGTAATATGGAAAAAGCCGAAATCGTTCTTGCTGTTAAAGGTGAAATCGTTGACAAGCTACAGCGTCAAGCTGAAGTAATTAACAACATGGGCGTTGACGTTCTTGGGCCTTTACTTGACCGAATTAAAGCTGAACACGGCGTTGATGCTGCTGCTGCATTCAAAAATGAAATCAGTGGTTATCTTGATACTGCTGTAAAAACTATTATGGATGTTAAAGACCGTATTAGTACTGAAACACTAAAACTTACTGGTGATATTACTGGTTCTCCAGATGTTGCTGATTTAGGTGCTGGTGATTTTGATAACGTGGACGTTGAAGCTGAAACTCCATCTTTTGATATGGAAGCTGATGCAGGTCTACCAGATGCTGCTGATACTCTTTCTGATGAAGATATTGAGCCAGTACCATCTGACCGTGAAATGAAAGAAAGCGTAAAGAAAGTTGGTTTAGTACTTGAAAGTAAGTCCGGTAAAATCGGAACTAAGTATTTCTCTAACAAGAAAGAAATGCAGACTTGGTTGAACGAAAATCAGAGTAAAATCAAAAAAGTACTTAAGAAAGTAATCAAATAATTTCGGAGGTACTTTATGAGATATTCAGAACTAACAGAAGATGCACCACCAAAAGATATTCAGAACTTAATCCAAAGTATTGCACTATCTTTAATTGGTTCAGGACGTGAACAAGTACATACTCAGAATCTTGTTAATGAAATTAAAAAGAGAATGGGTATTGATATTCCGTATGGTGTATTAATGGATATTCTTAATACTTTACCATTTGTTCAGGATGCTAATTCAGATGTAATTACATTCGCGTCAAATGATTCTGATGGTAATGCAGAACCGGAAGAAAGTTCAGAACAACAAGTACAAGATATGGCAACCAAAGCCGCATCGAAAGATATTTAATCCCCTCATAGTAGGGGATTTTTATTTGTATATAGACTAAGAAACAAATGAAACATATGGAAATTATGTGCTATACTTAAGGAGAAGTTAAATGTATGTGCCACCAATTGTAACTAAGTACGACTATCCGAATTACTCTCGTATTCAAACTGAAGAAGGAAGAAAGTATCAAACTCCTTCTGGTAATCTACCCTCAGTTACTACAATACTTAGTGCAACTAAAGATTGTGATGGTTTAAAGAAATGGCGTGAGTTCGTTGGCAATGAAGCTGCTGATGGTATTACGCTGGAAGCTACCACAGTCGGTACGTTCATGCACGAAAATCTTGAATATCGCTTAGTCGGCAAAGAAGACCATCCAGGTAATATGCCTGTTCGTGTTCTTGGTCGTCGTATGGCTGATGTAATTCAGGAAAATGCATGGCCTAAGATTAATGAAGTATGGGGTCAGGAAGTACCATTATACTATGAAGGATTATGGGCTGGAACTACGGACTTAGTAGGTTTACATGATGGCATTCCAAGTATTATGGATTACAAAAATTCACGTAAACCTAAAACTTGGAAGTATATTGAAGATTATAGATTGCAACTTGCAGCATATGCTTTAGCACATAACAATTTACACGGTACTAATATTAATCGTGGTGTTATTTTTATTTGTGTACGACAAGATCCTAAAAATCTTAAGTACCAAGAATTTGTAATCGAAGGACAAGATTTTAAAGATGCTGTTGATATGTGGATTGCACGTGTTAATGCATATTATACAATGGAGAAATAAGGAATGGGAATCCGAGCTATGAAATTTGATTTATTTGTACTTAAGACACTTGAGAAAAAAGGTTACACTGTTGAAGAATTAGTTAAACTTGAAGATAAAGAACTGGATGAACTAAATCTTCCAGAAAAGATTATTTCACAGATTAAAGAATACAAACTACGCGGTGGAAAAACCCCTCTGCAAGTTGCAGAAGAACTGGCAGCACTTATGGAAGCTGACGGTGAAACTAATATGGAAGAGGATGAAGTACTTAGTACTTATAAAGGTGAAACATCAAGAACTATGGTTTTAGAAGTTCCAGATATTCAGACTGAAGATGATGCTAAAGCATTTATCGAGAAAGTAAAAGAAAATCTTGGTGATGCAGTTATTGAGAATGAAGACTCAAGTATTACTATCAAAACTGATGGTTCAATTGAGATCAAGGCTGATGAAATCAATATCGTATCTGATGAAGTAGAAGTTGTACGTACTATCGCCAAAACCGAAGATCTTGAAGTTATTAAAGAAGTTCTACAGAAAAAAGAACTGCGTTCATTCGCTGCGTACACTAAACTTCTTAAAACTGAAGTTCCAGAAGCAATTCTTGGTGCAGTAGAAAGTACTACCCTTAATACTTTGATTGATGAACGCATTGCTGAAGTTAAGGCGGCGAGCACTAAATAATCTATAATATCATAGGAGATTATTTTATGGCTCAGAAAGAAATTGCTTTAATGCAGCAACGTTCTGGTAAACAACGTGACTTGCCTAATGGTGAACTTGGACAGATTCTTTTCAGTACCGATGAGGCTCGTGCCTTTATCGGTTTACCAAGTTCACAACAACCGGCATCACTTGTTGCAGGACGTAACCAAACAAATTCCCCAAATCGTGGTAATGAAAACGTAGAAGTTATTACGGAATTTACACCGTGGGAAATCGTAAATGAAGTGGTTAATAAACCGAATTTTCTAACAGTACCAGCAGGACAAACAAAAACATTTTCAGTTCAAGGTACTTCACGATTATTCATGGAATATGTGGCTTATAATGGAAACACGAATACCAGTACATTAGAATCAGGTTCAGTACAGGTAGTTGCTTTTTCAACTGAGGCTATTATATCCCAGCAGAATAACACGAACCAAAGTAACGGCCTTGTGCAGATTGACTTTAGTGATCCGAGCTATTCTGAAAGTACCAAACGTGTTACATTAAGTGTAACTAATAATTCTGGTACTGACTTTAAAGTTGAATTTATTTTACGCGGGTGGGATATTTAAAGGTATCCCGCCTTTTTTAATCACTAAATATAAAACCTAAAAATTAATAGATATTCACAAGGATGTATATGACAAACGTTACTAAACGTAATGGTGCAATGGAAGCACTTGATTTGGATAAAATTCACCAAATATTATTTTTCGCATGTGATGGCATTACCGGTGTTTCAGTTTCTGAAATCGAAATGCGTTCAAATATTCAGTTCTACGAAGGTATTACAACAGAAACAATTCATGATATTCTGATTAAAGCGGCATCTGAACTAATCAGTGAAGAAACTCCTAATTACCAATATGTTGCTGGTCGTTTGATTAACTACTCTCTACGTAAAAAAGTTTATGGTAATTATGAACCAATTTCTTTCATTGAGCATGTACAGAATTTAGTACAGAAGGGTATCTACGATGAAGAAATTCTTCAAGGCTACACTCTTCTTGAACTGGATGAATTAGGAAAGTACATTAAACATAAGCGTGATGATAAATTTACATTTGTTGCGATGGAACAATGGCGTGGTAAGTATCTGTTAAAAGATCGTACTACTGGAGAAATTTATGAAACTCCACAAATGGCCTATATGATGATCGCTGCAACCCTGTTTATGAAATACACAACAAATCGTCTATCGTTTGTTAAGAAATTTTATGATGCAGTGAGTAATTTCGATATTAGTCTGCCAACTCCTATCATGGGTGGTGTGCGTACTAATACACGTCAATTTAGTTCATGTGTAGTTCTTAATGTTGGCGACAGCTTAGATAGTATTGCATCTGCAAACCATAGTATTATTCGTTATATTTCACGCCGTGCTGGTCTTGGTGTTAACTACGGTAAAGTACGTGCAATTAACAGTAAAATTCGCGGTGGTGAAGCGGTACACACTGGTTTGATTCCATTCCTTAAAAGTACTGAAGCCTCTGTTAAAAGTTGTTCACAGGGTGGTATTCGAGGTGGTGCAGCAACAATTCACTTCCCACTATGGCATTATGAGTTTGAAAATCTTGTAGTACTTAAAAATAACAAAGGCACTGATGAATCTCGTGTGCGTAAACTGGATTATTGTTTCCAGATTAATCAATTTATGTATCAACGTCTTGTTGACGGTGGTAATATTAGCTTCTTCTCTCCAAATGAAGTTCCTGGGTTATATGACGCATTTACTCAGAATCAAGAGAAGTTCGCTGAACTTTATGTTAAGTACGAAAATGATTCAAGTATTCGTCGTATTGAGTTATCTGCACTTGAAGTATTCACTACTTTAATGCAGGAGCGTTCTGAAACTGGTCGTATCTATATTCAACATATTGACCACACGAATACACATTCTCCGTTTATTGAAGAACTTGCACCGATTGAACAAAGTAACCTTTGCCAAGAAATTGCTTTACCAAGTAAAGAACTGAATCACATTGATGATCCAGAAGGTTTAATTAGCCTATGTACTCTTGCTGCAATTAATTGGGGTAACTTTGAACGTCCAGAAGATATGGAAGAAACTTGTGAATTAACCATTCGTGCACTTGATGCACTACTTGATTATCAAGACTATCCGGTACTTGCTGCACAACGCTCCACAGACGGTTACAGACCGCTTGGTGTTGGTATTATTAACCTTGCTTACTTCCTTGCTAAACGTGGCTTAAAATACGATACAGACGCTCTGAAGACGGTTAATGAATGGTCAGAAGCATGGTCATATTATCTTCTGAAAGCATCAAACAAACTTGCACAGGAATTTGGTTCATGTGGAATGTTTGATAATCTTAAATATTCAAAAGGTATTCTTCCTATTGATACTTACAAGAAAGATGTTGATGATCTTGTTGGTACTGGATTGAATATGGATTGGGACACATTAAGAGAAGACATTAAGAAACATGGTATTCGTAATGCGACAACTATGGCTCTTATGCCAGCAGAAACATCTGCACAGATTAGTAACAGTACCAATGGTATTGAACCACCTCGTAAACTTGTTAGTATCAAAGTATCAAAAGATGGTGTTCTGTCTCAGGTAGTTCCAGAAATCAGTAAACTGAAAAATAAATACACCCTACTATGGGAACAAAAAAGTAATGAAGGTTATCTGAAAATCTGTGCTGTGATGCAAAAATACATCGACCAGAGTATCAGTGCTAACACAAGTTACAATCCAGAAATTTTCCCTAATCATAAAGTACCAATGAAAGTACTTCTTGAAGATTTACTTGTAGCTTATAAGTACGGTATTAAAAACTTGTACTATATGAATACAATGGATAGTTCTGGTGAAGAAGATACCAGTAAAATTGAAGATCCACAGAAGAAATTTGTACTTCCAGATATTATCCTGGATGACGAAGACTGTGACTCATGTAAGATTTAAATAATATCCCGCCAAGTGCGGGATTTTTTCTCAAGAGGATATTAATATGAAAGTTAATTATTATGCTCCTATGGATGAGGAATTTATTGAAGAATTTTGGGATGATCTGGATATGGATATGGTTCTAAAGAACCAAAAGTTATCTCCAGCATTCATCAAAAAACACTTTAATAGTTTAGATAAGAATGCCTTAGTTCGTTACCAAAATATGACCGTTGATTTTATCAAAGAGAAATGGGAATGGTTCGATAAAAATATATTAACTAAGTACGTTATTCTTCCATTGGAATTAATTAAAGAACGTTGGGATGAACTTAAAACAAGTGCAATTAAAAATATTGCAAAGTATCAGAAATTAACAACGGATTTCATTGCAGAAAAATGGAATGATCTAAGTACTAAAGTTGCAGATACCATTAGTCGTTATCAAAAATTAACTACTGATTTTATCAAAGATAAGTGGGAATACTTGGATACTAATTATATCTCTAAGTATCAGACACTTACTGTAGATTTCATTAAAGAAAAATGGAGTGAACTTAATATTGCTGCTATTGCTGCATTTCAGATTATTTCTGATGATATTCGTAGTTTACTTGGTTTATCTGCCCCTGCTGCAACGATTACCGGTGCACAAATTAAAGCATTAGATCCATGTGATGACGGTATGGTACGTTTCCACGCTCATACTCCGTTAGATACTACCGTATTAACATGGAATGAATTACTTCAAAAACATTTAACCTCTGCTGAAGGTATTAGTGATATTCACTGGCTGTCATGGAAGTTAGGTAAGAAAATTAATACATAAGGATTAAAAATGTCAGTATTTAAAAAGAACGTACAATCACACTTAACTAAAAATATGTTCCTTGATGAAACCGTTGATATTCAGCGTTATGATTCAGTAAAATATATGCACTTTGAGAAAATGACTGATAAACATCAGGGTTTCTTCTGGCGTCCAGTTGAAGTTGATGTATCAAAAGACCGTATTGATTTTGCTGCCTTATTACCACATGAGAAGAAAATCTTTACCTCTAATTTGAAACGTCAAATTCTTCTTGACTCGGTACAGGGACGCGGGCCAAACTTAGCATTACTGCCAATTGCATCGCTACCGGAACTTGAATCATTTATTGAAACGTGGGCGTTCTTCGAAAGTATTCACAGTCGTTCATATACTCACATTATTCGTAACGTATATGCGAATCCATCAGAAGTATTTGATACTATGTTGGATATTCCAGAGATTACAGCATGTGCTGAAGATATTTCTAAGTACTATGATGATCTGGAAAAAGATGTAATGTACTATAAACTATTCGGTTATGGTACTCATGTTGTAAACGGTGAAATTATTAATGTTGATGAATACGAACTGAAAAAGAAAGTTTGGTTATGTATTAATAGTATTAACATTCTTGAAGGTATTCGTTTCTATGTATCTTTTGCTTGTTCATGGTCTTTTGCTGAGAACAAAAAAATGGAAGGTAATGCAAAGATCATTCGTTTGATTTGTCGTGATGAAAACATTCACCTTGCAGCTACGCAAAGTATGATCCGCTTCATGAAGAAAGAAGATCCTATGTTTGCACGTATTGCAGAAGAGTGTCATGATGAAGTACAACAGATGTTTATTGAAGCTATTGAACAAGAAGAATCATGGGCTGATTATCTGTTTGAAGATGGTTCTATCATTGGACTGAACGCTGCAATTCTAAAACAGTACATTCGCTGGATCGGTCACAAACGTATGTTGGCTGTAAACGTAAAATGTCCATTTACTGTAAGTAAAGCGAATCCGTTACCCTGGACTGAACGTTGGATCACCAGTGCAGGTGTACAAGTTGCACCACAAGAAACTGAAATCAGTTCTTATGTTATTGGTGGTATTGACCAAAACGTACAAACTGATACATTCAAAGGTTTCAAACTATAAAATACTATGGAGGCTAATGCCTCCATTTTTAATGGATAAAATTATGTCATTAGAACCATTTGAGAAGTTTAAAAGAAGAAGAAAGCGGCGATTACATCACTTGGAAAATAATATAACTTCTAAATTACTTATGGATAGAGTGTTTAAAGCTCGTAATGAATATGATAACTGGAGAATACATTTTACCGACTTAAGGGGTTCAAGATTTTTGAGTTTGTACTATAGAAGTCATGATGAAACTTCAGCAGTGTATGCTTATAACAGAGAACCGATGGATGTTAGAATATATAATGGGGATACAATAGAGTACTTTAATCATAACAATTGTAATATACTTATTGATGATTTGTATGATAGCGGTACTGTATTCAATTTAAGAACTATACATGAAAATATTGATTTAATGGTTCGATATAAAGACTTTTTCAGAAACTTGGAAGTACTCAAGATAGGTATCTATCAAAAGTTAGGTTCTATGAAACTTGAGCAAGAAATGATCAAAGGAAATAATTTAGATATTGGAGATCTAAGATGTTTACTATCAATATAGAATATACTACCGGTGATAGCTTTAATTCTAACCAGACTGAAGATCACGTGGCTTTGGTATGGAAAAATAAAGAATTGGCAAGAAAGGCACTACAAGCAATCAAAGAACATTACGAATTTTGTACTATCTCTGATAAGTATGGTATAACTCCACGTGAAAGAAGCGAAATTGCATCACGTGCAAAGTTATCACCTTGGTACTCAAAAGATCATCCAGATTTTACTTTAATGGTTGAAGTAGATGATGGTAGTTATATGCAATTACATGCTTTCTGGTGTGGTTACTTTGAGATTCTACACTCAGCAGAAGTAATAGTATGTCAAGATACAGATACTGAAGATAAGATTTATTTTAACTAATTTTTTGTGAAACAAAAAACTTTTATGACCTATACTTAACGTGTTAACAACAATAAAGGATATAACATAATGAATGAAGTAATTAATACTGATGCAGTTGATAGCTTTACTGAAGAAGCACTACGTATTGCTGAAGAAGAATTCAAGATGACTCCAGAAGAACTTGCATACAATAAAAGATTGATTGCACATCTGGCTAAAGAACTTGAACGCCGTGATACAGAAAAGAAAGTTAAACGTGCAATCAAAGCTAAACGCCGTGCAGCAAATAAAGTAGCACGTCAGGCCCGCCGCACCAACCGAAAATAAGGTAGAATATGAAATTCACGTTTACTAAACTAAATGATAAGTTCCCAAAGAAAGCTAACCGTTCAGACAGAACCATGAAGAAGTTACATTTAGGTTCATATGCTGAAACGTGTATTGATGTATTCATTCCATTTAAAACCAAGCTAACCCGTGGTACAGATGATGCAGATGATATGCTGTTTGATCGTCTACTTGACGGTGTTGAATCAGTAACAGGACGTTTTGAAACTTGTGGTTTAAGTCTTGACCATTTTTCAATTCTGTACTGTGTACCAACATCTTCTTTCGATGTGGAAGAGTTAGAAAAAACAGTTACTGAAATTCTGCGTGTACTGTCTGATGTTGAACCAGCTTTTGCAGAAGTACAAGAAGTTACTGTAATTCATGGTGATGCATGGCACGGTGAGTGGTAATGAAACCTGAGCAATGGATTATTGACGATATTCGTTCAATGAGACAAAAGAAAGAACGTACTGAAGTTGAACAATCATATCTTGATTTACTTCTTTGGTACGTTAAAGTATTACAAGAAAAGGAATAATAATGAAATCTACTACCGACCAATTTAACGCAGTAACGGACTTTATGCGTATCGGTTCTCAAGAAGTACTACATACTTATAAACATCCGAGTACTAAACTTGGTAAATTCCGTCTACGTTTGATTAACGAAGAAATTAGTGGAAAAAATGAACTAATTGATTCTATTGATAAAGATGATGTTAAAGGTATTATTGACGGTCTATGTGATATTCTATATGTTACATACGGTGCAATGGCAGCATTTGGCATTCAACCACATGATTATGTTGCTCAAGCAGATGCTGATACCAGCAAACCAAGTACTCTTGATATGGGTTCTGCATGGTTTTATACAAAACATATTAAAGGTGCAGCAGAACAGCTTGAACGTGGACTATTAAGTACTGACGAGAAAACTGTTCGTTCAGCACTTTCTAATTTAGTATCATCGGTATATGATTTAGGTAATGCTTCTAATTATAACTTGATTGGTGCATTTGAAGAAGTACATAATTCGAATATGAGTAAGTTTTGTTCTTCTGAAGAAGAAGCATGGAATACTATTCGTTTTAAATCAGGTACTGATGATCGTTATGGTGAAGATGTTAACACGGTGAAACGTGTTGAAGTTGATGGAACAGAGTACTACATTATCATTCGTCTTGATGATGGTAAGGTATTAAAAGGCCCGAACTTTTTTGAGCCAGATTTCACAAAATTCATTGTTAATACCCGTTAAACGTAAAAAGGTGTTCCACATGGAACACCTTTTATTTTGGCGATACTAAAGAAGACACTTTCTCTATGTAAGGAGCTACACTTTTAATAAACATCTTTTGTTCATTCTCAGTTAGTTCCTTAGATAATAGAAACGTTATATACCCTTTCACGGAATAATCCTCTTTATTGAAAAGAGGTAATGTAAACACAGCCTTATAATCATCACGAGTGTTGAAATAAGTGTCACATTCCTTACTAATTGGTTCAGTACGCTTCCGCTCACAAATAGAACTTATTTGCTGATGCGTTTCATAATGAGTATTATTCAGAAGAAGTGTTTGCATCCTATCAGTATCTGATTGCATGGGAAGCCACAAATCTTTAAATCTCGTGATGAGGTTTCCCTCATCACGTGATTTACTTGTTACACCTATACGACCATCGTAGATGGCAGTATTTTTATTAGCTACAAACTTATAGAGCAAGATTGTACTTACTGAAGGGGTTTTATTAATAATTTCCCCGAACTGATCATCAATTTCTTGTACTTTACTTTGAGAAATACTATATGACTCAAGTAGGTACGGTGATAGTGCATTATTAGCTACTTCCTGTATGTTTAGGGTATTAAAATACATTAAAAACCCAAAAACAGCACAAGAGAACGCAACCAATATGCGATTCAATAGCTTTATCTGCTTAACTGTATACCAGATCATACTTATAACTCCTTAGAAAGATATGTAATATCCGGTATCCCCTGCGACACTTTTTGCAAGCTCAGTAAATTCTAAAATTTCATTAGCGTCTTTAGGAACTGTATCAAATATAACTGATACATAACCTACAACTCTTGTTGAAATTACAGGAACGGAAACAACATATCTTGCACCATCCATGTATAAAGAATTTAAATTTACAGGTGATAGGTATTCATCTCTTACTTCGCTGCCAGGTTTTAAGTACTCTGTCAAAACTTGTTTAAGATCTGCGGTAAAAATCTTACCTTTTAATATTAAACGCATTTGAGCAGATAGAGCACTAATAGGCAACCATTTGATATTGTACTTATTGGGATTGATTTTTGAATTAAGTTGAGCACCACTTGTAACCAGAATACGACCTTGATAAAACGTATCATGATCTGGTACGAACTTGTACACTGCGATCATACATATACGTTGGTTAATATCCATATACGAACGTGCAGATTGTTGTATATTGTCAATATTCTCCTTAGATATATTTAAGTCTTTTGGAATATAATATTCAGTTCTTGTAGCATTTTCCACACTTACATGAACAAAAGTACTTATACTATCTTTGGTTATAAAAAGAACATACGCTAATACAGCAATTAACGCAACCAAAATAATTTTGGTATTAGTTACTTGTGAGGCAAATTCAAGGGCTTTTGTAATAATTGTATCGAACATGACCTTATATCCTCTGTCTTATTTTTATAATAATATTTACCCAAAAGAGTATATTTATTAAGGTACTTGTAAGATAAATCTTATGTGAAACAAAAACAATTTGTGTGCTATACTAAAGGAAACAAAAAATGGCAAAAATGATTCTTTGCACTGATGAGAATAACGGTCTTGGGTATAAAAATACAATTCCTTGGCATAGTAAAGATGATTTCCAGCATTTTAAAAATAGTACTATTGATTCTATTGTTGTTATGGGATTCAATACGTGGAAATCATTGCCTAAGCGACCACTGCCAAGCCGTTTAAATGTAGTACTTGTAAGTCGTCCATATATGGAGCGTCCTGATACAGAATATGGTATGAATGCTATTTTTCTTCCACAGGATAATCTGAAAGATATAATCAATAATAATCCAGAATGTATTATCATCGGTGGTTACTGGACATACTTACAAGCTAAGCCATTTGTTAATGAAATAATTAAAAGTACTGTAATAGGTATTTATGATTCAGATGTGTTTTTTGATATTAAAAAAGAATGTCCTGATTTTCAGGTTCAACATTCAAAAGTACTCAATGATGGAACATTAGTGGAGTACTATTTAAAAAAGGGAAGTTAAGAAATAATGTATAAAGTTTACACTGATGGTTCATGTTTGGGTAATCCTGGCAGCGGCGGTGTTGGTATTGTTATTGTTAAAGATGATGTTATCGTTGAGGAATTATCCTACGGTGAACCACAGACTACAAATAACATTATGGAATTAACTGCCGCTATATCTGGTATTCTCTATATTCGTGAGCATTATACGGAAAGCGAGACAATTGAAATTCTAACTGATTCAGACTATGTAGTTAAAGGCTGTAATGAGTGGATGGAAGGTTGGATTAAAAGAAACTGGAAGAATGTCAAAAATGTAGAACTTTGGCGTTTAATGGAATCCAGTAAAAAGAACTGCAAATTCTCTTGGGTTAGAGGACATGCAGATGATGTATATAATATAGTTGCCGATAAGTTAGCAAGGACTGCTGCTGAACAAACTAAAAAGGATTTTAATAATGGCAAAACTAAAACTAACGGATGATCAACAAAAGATTTACGACAAAGTAGTAGATAGTGTGCATAATTATCCTGGCAGATTTGAAGCAGTAATTGTTGGTTATGCTGGTACGGGTAAAAGTACTTTAGTATCAGAAATCATCAAAAATCTTTGCTACGGTTATAATATTGCAGTAACATCACCTACTCATAAAGCAAACCAAGTATTAAAAGGAATGCTTAATACTGCTGGTGTAAGTGTGTCTAAAGGTGAAGATGCAGAAGTAATGACAATTCACTCATTCCTTGGGCTAAAGCTCGTTTATGAGAAGAATAAACAAGTACTGAAGCACGATCCAAAATCAAAGAATAGTAACATCATGACTGACGTATTATTCATTGATGAATGTAGTATGGTATCTGAAGAATTGTTCAAACACCTTATGACTCAGTTACACCGAGTAAGACGTGCAGTAATTTTCGTTGGTGATTCCTGTCAGCTACCACCAGTTGAAGAAAATTCAAACACAACTAAATTAAGTCCAAGTTTCAGTTATGGTACTAAATTTGAACTTACTAACGTACTTCGTCAGGCATTAGATAATCCTATTATCAAATTAGCTACACAAGTACGTGAATGTATTGGCACTAACCAAGATCCACTACAGTACGTTTTTAACAGTGCATGTGATCATATTTTACCTGTACAAATGGATGATGAATTCCTTGATGCATATTTCCAATATGTGAATGTCAAATCATCTAATTTACTTTTTAATAAAGTACAGGATAATAAAATTATTGCATACACAAACTACCGTGTGGATTTAGCTAATATTACAATTCGCTCAAAAATCTTCCCTGAAATTGAAGAAGAGTTATTTGCTGGTGAGCCTATTGTATTTGAAAGTATTACTGAGAACTGTCCGTTTATGGTTCAGGAAATGACAACTTGCCCTGAGATTCGTAAAGAATCGTTTATGGGTATTGATTGTTGGCAAATGAAACTGTCTAACGGTAGAAGTATTCTCGCAGTTGGGCCAGTTGGTAAATTAGATCTTAATGATAAGTTAAAAGAACTTGTTGATAAGATTAATAACAAAGAAAGAAATCCATTTACCAAGCAACCGTATATGTGGCAAGATTATTATCTTATTAAAGAGAAAATCAACGTAGTTAATTATCCATATGCAACAACTGCACATAAATCACAAGGCAGTACTTTTGATAATATTTGGTTCGATACTGATTATATAGCACGTATACCAGATAATGATGATAAAAGTCGTATTCTTTATACTGCACTTACCCGTCCACGTTTTAGCATTATATTGAAATAATATGATTAAAAGTATAGAAGTTGGTGAAGTTAAAATTGTATACAGCCAGGTATCTTTAAAAGAATATCTGCATGACTATGCACGATTCAATTTATATGAACCCATTCATAAGCAATGGGCTGATATATACAAACTCCCTGCATATGGTCGTATTATATACATCTATCATGAATCAAACGATTCGTATGGTTCTTCTATAGAACATGAAGGTGGATTTTTAATTCTTGAACCGGATGAAGTGGTCATAGAAAGACATGCAGACCTGAAAGAGTTCTGTTTGAACAATCTTGATAGAATAATTCACGCTGATCCTGATGAACGATAAATAAAGGAAAGTACTATTATCTTTTGGAGATCAAAAAAATGAATAACCTATTTAACGCATTTAGTATCAAAGTTAGTGGTCAGAATCTTGACAATCTGAAGTACTTCCAGTATGAAGACTTCGATGCTGAGAGTCTTCCTACTGATGCTGAAACTTTAGCAAAAGCAGTAGCATACATCCGTATGCGTCATATTCAACGTAAACTGAGTGAACTAAGTGTTCCTGTTTATAAAGAAGTATATTTCGGTACTGCTGGCACAGCTAAAACTGTTCCAAGTGCTGCTGAAATTGTTGTATCTTATATTAGTATCGAACCTTTTCTAAGTACTTTAGAAACTGCACCTGCTGAAGCAGATCGCTTTACTGCTGCTGCTGATGTACTTAAAGGTATTGTAGTTGAAGCACTTGGTGCTGATATTAATGAACTTGTTGAAGTACAAAAAACTTCTACTCGTGAAGAATATGCTGGTGCTGCATCACAGGAAACTTTCTCAGACGTTCGTAATGTGTACGTCGATGCCCCAGCAGTAACCCCGACAGTTACAGTTGAATATTTGCAAATTAAATCATAATTTTAGAAAGGATACCTATTGACATGGAAAGCAAGAAATACTACAATGAAATTCTCGATGATACTGCGACCGTTGATAAAATGATCGTGCATCTGGAAAACATGATTAAAGAAGCTCCAAACGCACGGACTCGCAGCCTCGCAGAGTCTACCTTGGGGAATATCAATTTGATTATTGCGATTTGCGAAGAACTTAAAAAACGTAATCTATAAAAATATTTGGAGTTATAAGACTTATATGAAACAAATCATTGCCAACGATAATATTACTGCATCACAAGTACGTTTAGTTCATGATGGAGTAAATGAGGTAATGGATCTTGAAGATGCACTCAATATTGCTTATTCACATGATCTTGATCTGGTGCAGATTTCGGAAACAGACGTACCGGTAGTAAAAGTACTGGATTTGAACAAATATGCTTATGAGTTAAAACAAGCTCAGAAAGCAAACGATAAGAAACAACGTACAACTGCAACGCAAGTTAAGGAAGTACAATTTAGTACTGATACTCATGAAAATGATTTAAATGTTAAACTTAAAAAGGCACAAGAATTTATTTCAGGTGGTAAACAAGTTCGATTGGTAATGAAAGTTATAGGTCGTATTAATTCTAATAAAGATGTACTTCAAAAAAGTATTTCTAAAATGAATGATTTTGTAGAACGTCTCAATAATGTTGATTTTGTCCAAAGTACTGCGGTACAAGGTAACAACATTATTTGTACTGTAAAAGCTGGAAAATAATACATAATGGGGAATTTAATTATTCCCCTTACTTTTTTGAGGTAAAAGGCAAATGGATAAAGAAAATATCAAACTAACTACTTTTGATACTTCTCCACAGAAAGTAATGTGTGCGGAGTATAAAGATTCTAAGTACTTCATCATGAACGGTAAATGTATCAATGATGCAGTAAATCGTATTCATGGTGAACTGGATCATGTAGACATTCATGTAATGCAAAATGTATTGAATGTTTATCTGGAAGAAAACCCTGAAGATGATCTTGTTTTTATTCCTTTATATCGTTTAGTACTACTTGACGATCCAAAAACAACCATTGATTTTGTTGAAGGTTTCTGTCGTGATCTACTTGGCTTTAACCGCCGTCGCAGTATGCAAGTAGTTAACGAACTTAACTCAGACAACGGTGAAGCTGATGTTGGTGCGTACACTTATGAAATCGTTAATACTTTGTCTCGCTTCCTTGACAATGGTAATTACCAGTTCAATCAGAATTTGGGATACCGTATTGATGAAGTAACACAAGATCAAAAAATCACATTCGATACTAATGTTGCACTCCAGCAACTGATCGAACGTGATTACCCTGAAGATCTATAATAGCTGACTCCAAGGCATAAATATTAAAAAATGTCTTGGAGTTTTTTATTATGGATTTTAAAAGCCTTATACAAAATATTTACGAAGCTATATCTCCCACGGACGTTGATTCTTCCCATATACAAACAATAGAACATAACGGCAAAGAACTATACATTACTTTCCTGAATGGTACAATATATGAGTATGACAACGTACCTGAAGCATTAGTTCGACAAATGCTTAAAAAGGACAGTAAAGGTAAGTACTTTTGGCAATACATCAGAAGTAAGTACCCTTACCGTAGAGTGTCGTCTATTAAACAGCAAAAATTCAGTACCAATCCCGATGAAGTGAAGCCGCATTTGAAATATAATGCTCAAACTGGTGAATGGGAAGATGCTGTTACCCCTCAAGTACTTAAATCAGTCGATGTTCCTGTTGGATATAAATTCCACGCACCGGACGGTGATACGTACAGCTTTATGGGGAAACAATGGAAGAATGATCGGTCTGGACGGGTTGCAAAGCGTGAGATTTCAGATAAGATTACCGCTATCGCTAAACGACTCATCAAACTGAAGGGAGAATAACATGAAGTACGATCAGCTTATGGAAGGAGTGATCAAAGTACCACCAAGTTTGATGAGTACTCTTAATCGCTACTTAGCATCGACGATTTGTACTATGCTTTATAAAAATATTGAATTAGTACAAAAAGTTGGAACAAAAATGCCTGAAAAGGCCGAAGAACAACTAAACAGAATTAAACAGGTAATTGGGTACTTAAAGCAGAATTACAATGCAGTAATTTTAAATGATAGTACCTACAATAGTATTTTACAGTCAAGTATCAATGTACCTGTTGATTTTCAAAAGTTCTTTTCAGAACTAAACATGCAAATACCAGATGATGGTAAGAACCTCGTATATAAATCTAAACTTAGTTTAACAGTTAGACCATATATACAGGATGGTTCAAGTGGTTCACTAAGTTCCGATAAAGATCTAACCACTTTCCTTATAGAAATTAAATGTGATTTAAATTTAGCCCCAATGGACGAGAATATATTTGCTCGTGCTAAAGATATTATGGGTT